GTGCGCGCAGGTCGTAGCGGACTCCGTCAACCTCGATGCCCATCGACCCTCGCTCGGTGGCGAGCTTCAACGCAGGATCACTCATCAGGTCGCCGGCAGAGTCTGCTCGACGACATAACCGAAGCGCTCCTTCTCGGACGAGGCGTTCGGATCCTCGAGGGCGACCAGCTGGAACGCCAGGCCCGCCGCGGTGCCGTCACCCTTGAAGACCAGCGAGGGGTTCGCCTTCTGGTAGACCTTCGGGATGCAGTACTGCGCGGTCATCCCATCGCCCTCCGGAGAGGGGAAGCGCACCAGGGCGGAGTACGTTGTTACGTCGATGCCCTGGCTGAGGCCCATCGTCTTCGCGCCCGCGACTCCAGCGGCCTGCGCGATCTGCCCGATGCCCGCGCCATTCAGGGCCTTGGCGTATGCCTCCAGCGTGAGGTCCTCGATCACCAGGTCGATCGCGAGCCCTTCCTTCGTGCGAACGGCCTTCACCGGCCCCAGTGCACCAGCGGTGGAGTGCTCTGCGATCTCCTGGCTGTGGCTGACCTTCACACCATCCTCGGACTGGCTGCGGGTACCGGCCTTCCCCAAGCGGGCCCAGTTCCCGGTCGGCACGGCGTCGACGGCCGGGAAGGCTTCCCCCTCGAGAGCCAGAAACAGCTCCGCGGGGCTCATGATGATTTCATAGGGCTGCATTTACACAACCTCCCTTTCGTCGTAGCGCACGACCGCCGTGCGCAGCATCGCGGGCCAGAACGTTTCCGGATCCCGCCCTTGTGATGGTCCACCGGAGACCGTCGCGTTGTGCAGCAGCACCCCGTCGATGGTCTCGCGGTTCAACGTCTTCAGCGCCTCTGCAACCGGCCGCTCCATGCGCGCGGCCTCGAAGTCACTCTCGGCATAACAGACGACCTGGATGCGAGCTCGCCCGATCGGGAGCAGGCCCGGGTTGTCGTCCCCCCCCGCTGCCGCGACCACTACGCACTTCCGCGGCATCAGCGTCTCCTGCTTGTTGCCGACCCCGATCCTCGAGATCTGCTCCGCGGGGAGCGCCAGGACGAAGACCCTGCCTTCGCAGAGTGAGTCGACGTCAGCCTGGGCCAGCAAGTACTTCCGCAGAGCGCTGAGGTAGTCGGTCATTTCGCACCCCACTCCAGCTCGGCGCGGATCCTCAGTGGCAGGCTCGGATACTTCTCATCCGCCGTCGGCACCAGGTACGGCCGCGCCTTGGTCCCCGGATGATTCACCATCCGCACCGGGTGCGCCGCGCCCTTCCAATACAGCGCCTGGGCCTTCCTGGGGAAGATCAGGTGCGGCGCGGTCCCCTCCTCCACCCATCGGGCATACTTCACCGAGAAGCTCCCCCAGAAGCCCGTCAGCTGCGACCCGCTGCGCACCGTAGGCCGCATCTGGATCGATCCCTGCAGGATCGACGTCTTCCTGGGCACGCGGTACTTCGCCGTGGTGACGCAATCAGCCATGAGTCGATCCATGGAGAGCTGAGTGGCCACGATGGTGCGCTCGTTCACCTTGTCCCCATTCCAGTCCAGGACGAACGTGTTCATATCGCCCGCCATCAGCCGATCTCCAGGAGTCGGAGCTCGAGGTGCGTGATGCGCGGCATAACAGCGTCGATCCGCATGGCGGGGAACAGGTCGTTGCCGAGCCTGTCCTTCACCCACGCCACGCGATCGGTCGCGCGGACATCGGTGCCCAGGGGGATGATCATGCCCGGCATGTCGGTCGTGACCGTCCGGAACTCTGCGGCTCCGGTGTGCTTCCCCCCGCTCGCCCCGGCCCAGCAGTGGCATGGAAGCGACGGATGTAACTCGCGCCAGTCCTGCAGCTTCTGGCCGAAGCCGTCCTTGTCCTCCGCGGCATCGGTCACCGAGAAGTTGCGCTCGATCGCGCAGCGCATCTTCATCTTGGAGCGTGCAGGGCTGCTGCCGATCATGCAAAGCCCCTCGTCCTGGCGCCCGCGACGATCCGCGCCCGCTCGACGTCATGCTGCTGCTGGGTGAGACTGTGGTCGCCGATCGTCTCACTCTGCGCGCCCGCCCTGTAGTTCAGCTCGAGCTCGACCAGTTGCACCAGGGAACGGTTCCTCCGATTCAGATCCGCGGGCGCGAAGCTCACGTCCACCCGTCCGCACCAGCCGTCCGCCGGGTTCGTCCCCGTTACCAGGCGCTCCAGCTGCAGCTTGCTCGGCCAGAGCTTGTAGTCGCTTGCCGCCAGCGTCGTGACCGCAGTCCCCACGGTCTCGGTGATCGAAGTAATCGATGCCGCGGGACGGCTCAGGAAAAGGAAACGCTCGCCCTCCGCGTCGACCGTGCAGACGTCTGCAGCGTCCGGGCCCACGGCAGCAGTGAGGTCCTCATCGGCCGCGTCCAGGATCACCTGGAGAGCGGCATCGAGGAGGTCGGTCTCCACGAAGGTGCGAAGCGTGTCGGTGGTCATATCAGACGAACGGCATGAAGGTGAGGCCGGTCACCTCCGAGAAATTGAACCGCATATCCCCCGCGGCATCGTTGTACAGGTTGCACTGGAAGGGTCCCGCCATGACATCACCCGTGGTCGCGGGCACAGTGACAGTGGGTTCCTCAACGTCCAGCCCGCCAACCTTCGCGGGCGTCTTCAGCGTGACAGTGCAGGCACCGGCTCCAGACTTTTTGAAGTGGATCTTGGTCGCACCATCGTTCTTCATCACGAAGTCCGTGGTGGCAACAATGATGCCCGCCGTGTAGGAGGTGGTCAGGCCTTGACGGGTGACCTTCAGCGGAATGACTCTGGTATCAGCCATAGTTATATCCTTTCCGTGGTCGCGCTCTTGTTAGGCGCGGACTCCACGACCTTGCGCTGCGGGGCGGGGACCTGCTTCAACCCGGACCGCTCGGCCAGGTCGTCGGGGATCTCCTGCCCCTCGGTGAAAGCCTGGAACTTGCCGCGGGGATCTCCCGCGGGCACCAGCTCCCGCTTGTTCTTGGTGAAGAAAAGCATCTGCGTCGCCTTCATGATCAGCCTCCGATTCCCTTGAACAGCGGCAGCGTGATGTACAGCATGCAGATCATCCATGAGCCAGTCGTCGTTCCCGTCCCCGCGCTGACCAGCGTATTCTGATAGGCCTGCTCCGCCACGGAGAATCTCGGGGAGAAACTCTTGATGTCTTCCTCGTTCCTCGTGGTCGACAGCAGGCTTCCCAGGTCGATCGGGTTTGCACCCATCTCGGCGAAGAGCGTGTCGCACCGACCGCTCTCCCCGAGCCCATCGAACACGCCCGCTGAATCCTCTCCGACGGCTCCCCAGTCGATACTGGGCCTGGTCGTTCCGCCTGCTGCCTCGATGCAGATTGCGTAGGCTCCGATGACCAGAGAGTTGGCGGGGATCGTCATCACGACATCCCCGGTGGCATCTCCAGGTCCGAAGCCTGAGACTGCGCATTGCACCCCAGTGGGAAGCGAGACAGCTCTCGGCACCAGGCCGTACGTGTAGGCGTCGGTCATGGAGATCTCTTCCCCGACATCCCTCCAGAACGTCCGTCCCGCAGGGTCATTCTCTGTCACCAGGGCCAGTGCGGCTGTCAGGTACAGCCTTGCGGTGGCCCGCATGACGTAGGAGTTCGTATCCTGCTTGTAGAACATCTCCGCCAGTGCCATAGTCGCCTCCCTCCCGAGGATAGGCCGGAGCTCGCGCCCCGGCCCTCCGGTCTACTTGTTGATATGCGCGAAGAGCATGAAGTCGATGCTGGTCGTCGCGGTTGCGTTCGGGTTGTAGACGTAGAACGGCTCCCCGATGTAGGGGTGCGCCAGAACGATACCCGACCCACCGACCGCCGCGCCCCACTTGTTCTGCACGCTCGCGAGGGCGTTGAGTTTCAGTGAGGCTCCATCGGCGACCACGCCGAAGACCATGACCTTCGCTCCTGCCCCGACAGCCGCCGCACCGCCACCGGCGTCAACGCCGGTGATGTTGTTCGTGAGCGTGATGTCGCTTCCCGCCAAGCCCGCAACGATGTTGAACTCCCATGTGCCATCCAAGAGCTGGTAGGCGATAATGTCGAGGTTTGCCGCCGGGTTGCCCGCGGGATCCTTCGGCGCCACGGTCGTGAGAATGTGAGTCTGGCCCGAGACAGCCCCCGCGCTCGTGGTGTTCCTCGACCCTGTGCCCCTGGCGAACATGAACGATATGATCTGCGCGGTGCCTGCGCACGTTATCGCTCCCGAGATGAACGCCAGCCTCTGGCCGTCGTGCGCCTGGATGTTCTCCGTGATCACCGTCCCGAAGGCGATGGTGTTGAGATCCACAACCTCGAACCCGGAAATGTATGCTCCATAACCCATGTCGGTCCTCCAGATCTAAGAAACTGTGCCGCTCCTCTTTTTGAGCGGCGAGCAGTCAACGACTGCTTAGAAGCCGGTGATCATGCAGAACGCAGCCGGCCTGGTGACGACGTTCGCCACGCGCGTGGTTGCCCGGATCGCGTACTTGAAGTGCGAGAAGTAGTCCGCCTCGCTGTCCGTGATCTCCACGAGGATCCCGCGCTTCTCGTACAGCTTCACCCAGGTCGCGAATGCTCCGGCCAGGACCGTGTTCTCGGTCTCTGCGTCGGTCTCGACGATCTGCATGCCCCAGAGCCGCTCGACCGGCTCGTTCGGGTTTCCCAGGATGTACAGGCCCTCGTCGGTCCTGGCGAGCCTGATCTGCTGCCAGTCGTTCGGATGGAAGATGAAGTGATCGGGCTGGCTGCGGCCCGTCACCCTGATGCGCTTCAGCGCGTCGTAGCAGGCGTCAAAGCGATCCCCGGCGGCAGCGAAGGACTGAACCCCCACCCTCGTCAGGATGCCCTGCAGCGCCGGCGTCGCGCCGGTCCCGACCAGGATCTGGGAGTCCATGCGCTCGCGGAGCATGGACATGAGCTCCACGTTGATGATGCCCTCGATCTGCGCCTCGTCCTCGATCTGCTGCGCGGTGACCGGGATCCAGGTCCCGACGTTCTCGACGGTCTGCGTCCGCTGGGTATAGACCAGCTGCGCCTCGCCGAGGACGTTGCCTTCTGCCGCCTCTGCGGCATTGTTCACGCGGGTCGTCTGCTCCATGTAGACGATCGCGGCCTGGGTCGTTCGGCCGAAGGGGATGACGTCCAGCACCGACGTCGGCCTGCGAACCATCGGCACGACCTCGCCGGTCCGGATGCTCTGCGGGGCGAAGCCTGCGGCCGTGGTCATGAGGGTCTTCAGGGGAATGTCGATCTCGACGCCCCCGCGATCCCGCCAGCCCTTCTTCGCGATCACGCTCGCGCCGAAATCCTTGATCTCGGACTCCTGGCCTTCCTTCCTCGGCTGCGGCAGGCCCTTCAGCGCGGCCTCCTCGGCTTCCTTCTGGCGGGCCTGGTCTTCGGTGTAGGCCTTCTCCAGCACCACGAGCGCGTCGCACTCGGCGCCGATGTCGGCCATCTCCTTGTTCATGTTCTTGATGGCCGCGGCCTTCTCCTCGTTGGTCCCCGTCAGGACCGTGACCTTCGATAGGTCGAGGGTGTCGCCCATCTGCTTCAGGACCTCATGCAGGTTGTCCTGCTTGGCCTTCAGCTCGTTTCTCTTCTCGATCAGCTTGCTCGGCATTGGTTACCTCCCTGCCGTAGTCATGAGTGTGAAGCAGATCGATTCCGCTACCATGGCGCCCAGATACTCCCCGTCCTTCTGCTCGTCGCCTGCGACGGCTTCCAGGCTGCCGATCCTGATCGACAGTTTCTCGAGGGTCTCCTTCACCGTGGCCGCCCGCTTCATCGTCTCGGCCCCCGGGCGCCGTCCATCGGCAGCGCGGAGGTCCTTCAGTTCCATCAGCCGTTCGACCGCCTTCGAAGCGTCGCCTGCGACGTCCTCCAGCTGATCGATCAGCGTTTTGCCCGACTTGATGTCCATCAGGTGCGTGTGCTCTCCAGCGCCCATGAGCACGGGGGAGACCTCGTTCACCCTGATTCTTTTCAGCACCCGGATGCGATGCCCGTCCTGCTCGCGCATCTCGTAGTCGATCTCGGGGAGCGCATAACTCCACTCCTGCAGGCCTCCGAGGTTTTTCACGGTCAGGTAGGTTTCTTTCCCCGCCTGGGTATCGAGGAAGAACTGCCCTTCCACGACTCCGCCCTCGGCGGTCTCGAAGATCCTGCCCTTCCCCACGGGCAGCTCGCCGGACCATGAGCCGTGGCCGTAGGCGGAGATGATTACCCGTTGCTCGCCGAAGGCGCCGGGGAGCGTGAGATCTCCCTGTTTGTCGACCACGTTGAAGGGCGCAAAGAGGGCGTGGAAGCTGCCCGTCTTCGCGTCGAGCTTCAGGTCCTTCAGGGTCATGCTCTTCCACGTTTTCATGGTCTTCTCCTATGCCGCCTCAAAAAGCAGGAGCTCGAGCTCGCGCTTGTTCCTGCGCCGGTAATCGAAACTCACCGTCGGTGTCCCGACATAGGCGTCTCCATCCGCGCCGGCAGGTGAGACCATCATGATCAGAGCGGGAGTCCCGACGGCGGAATCTGATTCGACACCGGCCGGGCTGAGCACCGTCGGCGCCATGACTTCCTGCGCGCGCGAGCGGTCGATGAAGTAGGGCGACTTGCCGCGCCGTCGGGTCCTCGGCGAGCCCGTGCTGATCGGCTGCGGCTTCGCGGTGGTGAGCGTCGGCTCGCCGACAGCCTCACTCGACGCTATCCCGCCGGCATCGGTGATCGTCTGGGTGGGGCCCACAAGGATGACGATCGGCTCCCCCACCGCATCGGCGCCGGCCACGCCCAGGGGGCTGATGGTCTGCCGAAGGACAGGCGTGCCCACGGCCGCCGCTCCGTCGGCGCTTGCCGGCGAGATCGATTGCCGGAGCGCAGGCGATCCAACAGCTGCCCCGCCGTCCGCACCGCCAGCATCGGTGATCGTCTGCCCCGCGGAGACGATGGCGATCGTCGGGGATCCCACGGCCTCGGTGCTGGCGACTCCCGTGGGGCCGATTGTCATGCGGAGCGCCGGGGTTCCCACCGCGCTGGTCGTCGCCACGCCCGCCGGCGAGATGGTCATCCGGAGCGCGGGCGTCCCCAGTGCCTGGGTGGTCGCAATGCCAGCGGGGGAGATCGTCTGCCGGAGTGCCGGAGACCCTACTGCCGCGCCGCCGTCGATCCCGCCGGCGTTCGTGATAGTCTGTGCCGAGGCGGTGGCGTAAAGGAAAACCAGATTCCCGAGAACGTCAACCTCGGCCGGCTGATTGGCTTGGACATAGGAGCGATTGCCGAACTTGTCGAGGGTGAACTTCAGGCTCATGCGAACTCGTCAATCACGAGGACACCCTCGGTCCCCACGCCGCCAAGAACAGCGGCCGTCATCGCCGCACCCCCGCCGCCGCCCGCCCCGTATCCGAGCCCTGCGATTCCAA